ATAACATCACCACCAATCTCTTGAATACTACCACCATCTCTACATCCAATATTTCTTGTAACTTCTTGTACTGCAAATGTACTAGATGATGTACCAGTTAATTTATATATTCTATCCTCACAGAATATAATTAATTCATTCCTAAATACTTTTAATCCAACTACAGCAGAGTCAACTTTAAATGATCCTGCACCACTAGCAGTTGTAAAATTATCCTCTTCAAATGGTACACTAAATATAACTTCTTGTGAATTAGTTGCACCAGCATAAAACATGTGGTTTTGAAATGCTTTTACAAATTTAGGATTGCTTGGAGCTGTACCTCCACCTGTTGCATTTACAACATCAACTGCAAAACTAGAATTTATTATCTGTGCAGGTGAGTGTCCTGTAGCGATAACTAATTTATCTGTACCATTAAAATTAAATTTTTCAAAATCATATGCTATAGTAGATGTACCTAATCCAGTTGTTAGAGTTGTAAAACTACCTGATGTAGTTCCTCTATGTATATCTCCACCTCTAGCAACTATTACTTGACCATTAAATATTATTGAACAATCAACTGTTAAACTAGAATTACTAGAACCCTCTGGTATTTGTGTGGAATTATATAATTGTGTTCCACTAACACGTCTATACCCACCTTTTATATCAGGTTCAAAATTTTGTAGTATAAGAGCCTCACCAGGAGACATAGAAAACACATCTTTATTAAGTGTTAAACCTCCTGCACAACTTACTACAAACGGTGATATAAGATCAGTAGTTGGCATTTATTAAGATCTCATCTTAAAAAGTTCTGCATCAATTTCTTTAACTTTATCATTGTCACCTTTACTTTCAGCTTCTTCTCTTAATAACATTAGTTGTCTAACTCTGCTTTTATCTAAACCTGATACTTTCATATTTAATTTATCTTCAGCACTTTTTTCGCCATCCATGTTATCACCTGTTTTTCTAGTAGGATCAATTTTTTCTCTATCTTTTATATCTTTTAATGACATTATGCTACTCTACCTCCTATATTTGTTGCAATGCTTTCTGCTATTGCATCACTACGCATATAATCATTTTTAGTAGCGTAGTCTACTTTTAATAATTTAAGTTTTCTTTGAAAATCTCTATCTGCTAATTGTGCATGTTGTGGATCTGATCTTAACATGTATGTATAATATTTTGCTCTATCAACAACTAATGTGCTAAATCTATCTGGTAAACTCATGTTATCTCCATGTGCAGATAAATCTGTATGTGTTTGATAGTAATTATAATTAACACTATATTCATTTGTATTAGGTCTTGGACTAACTCCAAATGAAGTGTAATTAGGTAATATATAAACTCTTAATGGTGCTGCGTAATTACCTTTGTTATTTGTATCATCTGTTGGTTTATATGATTGTAAATAATTATCATATGATATGAAAGTTAATTTTCTAGTAGCTATATCACTTCTAGATACTCTTACATAATCAACATCTAATTG